CATTATTCTCCTTAAACATTCTCTGGTATATCATCAATGAACATGTACTCAGGATTGAAAGCAACCCATGTCATGAGTCCTCCTCCTGCGTCAGCTCTACCGTATCTATTCTTAACAGGTGCAACACCCATAGAAGTACCAACAACGCCGAGGGTGCATATAAGAGCAGGAAGTTGAGCAACCTTACCCTGAATAGCCGACCGCGGTTGACACGGGCTACCTTGGACAGCCTCCGAAGTGTGGTGTAGTACAACCACTGCAGCGTTAGTCGCTCTCGCAAGATACTTCAACTCCTTCATGATTGCACGCATAGATGCAAACTCTTCACCACCATCGGTGGCTACATCCATTAAGTTATCTACTACAATTAAAGTTGGGGGACAACCCCATAGTTCTTCGAATGCTTGCACCTCTTCGTCAATATCTTGAAGTGTTGGTGCTGATTCAAATGACCAGACAATGTGTGCACCTTTAGCAAGTGTTGCCTTAGTCCAACCATGGTCTGTATTCATCAATGCTTCAACGTCTGTCTGTGACTTACCTGAAATCATTGAGGCTAATCGCATAGCCATCGTATGTGCATTGGTATCTGCTGAGATATAAAGTGTTGGGACTTTCATCTTCAACGCTAAAGCCAGTGCTAGTGTTGACTTTCCGACTCCAGGTGCGGCTGCGAACATCGAAACCTCAGAGCGCCTAATGATAATCTTGTTACTTTCGAATGCCTTAAAGCAACTAGGGAGCGGTTCTCCACCAATACTGGAACGACCAACTGAGCGGACAAGTGTACGCATCCTGATTCATTCCCTTCTGTATAGAAAGAACGCAGCCACTTCTGTGGTGTACGTCGGTAGCTGCGTTCCTTCATTAATGTTTTAGTTTACTGGCTTGCACTGGTCGGGTGTCCCCTGTGGGGTTGGGCATGCCCAGAAAGCGTAAGGCTTTCCACTGGCTTTGCTCACTCCCTGTCGGAAGATTCTCGCTCCGTGTATGCACGTCGGGCTCGCTGTTCCTGATGGAGTTACCGCGCTTGGTGGAGGTGTAAGTGACGGACCCTGCCCCTGGCTGGGAGCGGAGGATGTGAATTGCGTAGTGCTTGGAGTTGAACTCGTGGTCCCCAAAGGGGCTGCGTTGTATGCACCGACAACCAATCGTTGTACGGCTGCTACTTGTGTTGAGTAATCACCGATGCCTTCTAGTAACACGCTGAGTTCATCAGCAGTATTAGCACGGATATTAATCATATCCCCAGCAGGTGTCTTGTAACTAACTTGTAGTTTCCATTCTTCCATTTGTTATCCTATCTTCGTTGAGAACTGACAGTGTGCTGTCAATCCACATTTATATTGGCAGTTGTTTGTGTTCGGTAAAAATATTCCAGCCTTACGAGCCTTGTCAAATCCTGCTACAAGGTACTCAAGTTTATCCTCTGTGTACTGCTCGAGGCTAACAAGAGGTGACACACCGTGCTGACGTGCCATCCAATAGGTCCCCCACTTAACATCGATACCAAAGGTCTTTAATATACCGACCTTGTAGAATCCAAGTTGCAGTGTATTGGTTGGTGTTTGCTGAGAGGTTTTCAAGTCGACGATTACTAGTTCGCCATTGACTTCAAACACCCTATCAAGAATCATCTTGACTGGCACGCCAGCAAATTCAGGTAACATAGCCAACTCAACTGCTGGTGCACCTTGTGGTGTCTTCCACAACTTCCAGTCAGGGTTAGCCTTACGCCAATCGATGTATGCTTGGACCCATTGAGGTCCAGTCGATTGCCAGAAGGTGACATCTTCTTTGTTTGGGTTAGCCTTAGTAGCACGACCACCAACACGAGCATTGGTTAGGTCCTTGCCTTCAGCCTCTTGTGCCCAGGCTTTCGCCCATAGTTCACTATTCAGCATGTTCTAAGTCCCACAATTCTGTAGCTGTATGGAAGGCAGAACCTCCCACTGACCAGACTGATGGCTCCTCAGGTACCTGAAGCAATCGCCCTAGGTAGTACTGATATCCACAGTCAACGTATGTACTGAACGCTGAGTAACTCACGTGTTCAGGTAATTCGTAATCTCCAAGTTGAATCATTCCCCAACTATAACACACTCAGGAATCAGTGCCAATAGGCATACCTGAGTCGCTTACTTACACGGTCAGATTCTATGTGTATAATTAATATTAATATATAATAATATAAACCCCCGAAGGGGGTTATTATATATATAATATATATACTATAGGAGATACTATGTTAGAAGTTTTCTTTGGAGTACTACTAGCCATCGCTGTACGTGATGTATATCTAGAACTGATTGAGCGATACAGGCAGTATCGATTCAAGCAGGACTTGAAGGCTATGGGTGACCTGCTTGAGGACATCGAAGCCGACGATGATGACATCAAGTAACATTTAGAAACGACAAAAGACCCCCCAACCTAGGGTGAATACCTTAGGAAGGGGGGTTTCTTGTTGCTATAGGCCTGCTAGGGCCCTTAAATGGTTACTCTGAGCCTTTGCCGTAGGCAGTCTCTTTAGAGTCTAGAGCCTTTAGGATAGGTGCAGCAAGTGATGCGAGGAATGCTGAACCTAATGCCTTAGGGTCTGTGATTCCTGCGATGTACATTGCTAGCACAGATGCGAAAGCTGCACGTAGGTATGTGCCTGCGATAGCAACTAGTTTCTCTGTATTCATAAGTCCTCCTTAGGACGTAGGATTTGACGCATGGACTTTGCAACAAGTGCAAACTTCAGTCTTATACGTTTTCTTGCTTGGCGATGGTGTGAGTACCGCCTTCACCTGATTGATTACCTTAGGCTGATTAAGCCACCAGAACCAAGGTGAAGTATCATTGCCCGCCCCATCATTGATTGAAATGTGTAGGTGCTTATTGTGCTTGTTGCTACCTGTGTATTCACGGTCGCCTTCTTTTGCACGCTCTGCTGACCAAATCTTTCCCTTAAAAATCAGGTACTTGACTCGCTTGTCTTCCTTTAGTTTCTGGAAGATGTCGACGCAGTCGATGCCATTCTTAGGGTCATGAGTTAAATCTACAGCAAGACCTGTGTTATGGTCGCTGGTTGGACTCTGTGCCTGATGTGCTTTCGACGGCAGAAGTCCATCGGATACTTTCAAACGAGAGGGCGCTATCGCTGTGGCTTGTCGAAGGACAGCAGTAGCGGCAGGTGTGGCTTTCTTGACAACAATTTTCATTCATTCTTCCCTCGCTGTAACATCATCTGATATAGGATTTCTACTTTTTCTTCCAGTCTAATGACGGAATCTTTAAGGCTTGAGCCTGAGTTAGGCTTGAGTTCGTTGAGGTAGTGCTTGACTAGCCACTTAACGGCACCAACAAAGCCACCTATAATTGTCAATACTGCAACGGCTACCGTTGCGTAGTCTTGTGCTTGCATTAGACTGTCCTAATCGTGATATCAATGACACCACCATATCCCGTGAAGCCACGGTCTGGAGGCGTGAGGCGGGTGAAAGAGATTTGTTCAATGACAGCCTGGCGTGACTCACCTGTGGTTAAGTCTTGCCATGTTACAACGTCACCATTTTCCTCAATGGATTCTAGTTGGGCAATTCTATCGAAGGCTCTACCTTCATACCCTACCTGTACGTTGTATCGGTCTGTCTCCACGTCATAGCAATAGACGGGGAATCTCATTACTCGTTGGCGAGGCGTAGCGATAGTCGCCTTAGCCTGGTAGCCCTTCATGATTGGTCCCTTAGTAGCATCAGTACCATCACGATATAGAATAAACTTGTAAGCCAGGTACTCCTGTGCTTCTTGTGGGTTAGATGTAGTTACTTCTACTGGTGGGACAGATGCATCGTATGCAACCACGTCGTACTCAGTGCCGTCAGCGGTAACTGTTTCAAGGGTCATAGACCCATACTCAAAATCACCACGCGCAACAAGGCGCTTGAAGTTCTTAGGCTCTAGCGTATTGTATCTGATGTAACCTGTTGTTAGGTACCCATTTGTCATTAAATCAGCATCATCTTCGATGTATGTTGAGCCAGGAGTTGCTGCTATAGCGGTAGCAGAAGTTACTGCAGTTGATGTAACTGTTGCAGTCACTGCACTTGTATAAGTAAATGTTGAAGTAGTTGCGCTGGATACTGTCCATGGGCCAGTGGTTGAGTTGAAGTTAGAGTCAACGCCTTCTACCCATACTGAACTACCAGCGGTCAGACCATGTGCAGATGCAGTTGTAAGTGTTGCCACACCTGATGTCATAGCCTTGTTGGTGATTGTTCCACCAACTGTTAGGGCAGTAGAAGAAAATACTAGTTGGTCAGTCTCACCTGCAAATGCACAGGCAGTAGTTACTCGACCAGAGATACCACCGTAGTATATATCATTTGCGTAAGCAAATCGAAGTGGTGATACTTCAGTACTTAAATCAATACGGATAACACCAGGTTCTCCAGCTACGCCAGTAGCACACCATACATAGTGGTCACGTGCAGCAAAGTCATAGACTGTCTGAGATGTTTCTATAATCAATGGGCCGTAGTTAATTGAACCATCTTGGTCAGAGACAGTTGCAACTCTGATACCCTTGTTAGTTCCGATAACCATATAACCTAAGTAGTAATAGATTCTATGAATGACTTCACCTACTGGCATTTCTGCTGCAGTGATTCCACTTGTAAGTGTTGGCATAACACCAGCAGTACTTAGTGTAAATTTAAGAATAGATGATTGGATTCCGCTGTAACCTGTTACGTAAATAGCTGGACCAGAAGCGGTAATGCTTGTGAATGTAATATCAGTATCGCTATGTGTATATACAGGAGATGGAAGAGTAGATGCCGATGTTGGTATTTCATATATCTTATTATTAATACACATAACAATACGGTCTTTAACATATTCCATTACTGCATTAGTCACGGTAACACCATTATCGCTAATCATAAGAGTATCACCAGAGCCAGAAACTCCAGTTAGCAATTTCTTATATATGCGTAATCTTGGAGTTCCGCTAGCCAAAACATTGGTAATCCAATAAGCATAGGTTCCGTCATCACATATAGCGTGAACTGGATAGTCGGTTCCAGCAACATAATCAATAAAGTGAGTAACAGTACCAGCAGTAGTAATCTTATCAACATCATACTGGTCTCTAAGTAAGACACCATCATTGCCACTCCACTGAATTGAGCGAAGGTGTTGATTAGGTCGACCCCGAGAGTCTACGCTACCTGTAGTAACGTGCCCCACATTAACATTGTTAAGTAGAGTTACCTCGCCTTGCTCCCAAACATTTACACCCTTGCTATCGGCAAAGCGAAAATGCTCAGGTGAGTTAGATGCTGTTTGTGCTGGGTCATAGAAAGTTATACCGTCCCCTGCGTGAAAAGATTGCTGGCTACGAATCCACCATCCCGTAAGTGATTGCTCACCTGGTTCAGTCTGATTGTCAAACTGTTCCTTACGGAACGGTGCAGTCTGTCGGATATAAGGGCGTGCGTCATTGATTGCATAGATGAATGGCATACCGCCAAGAGCGGTATCATATGCCACATCAGTGTTTTGCCAGATAGCAGATGTAGCAACTACACCTACGTCAACAGCAATAGCTCGCGTTGCACGACCTTCGGTAATATCACGACCAGCCACGTAGACTCCTTAGCCTTGTTGTTGTGCTTTTTGTTTAATCATATCTAATGTCCAGTACATATCATAGTAACTAGCATCAAGCGAGAATCGCTTTATGTGTCGTACTAATGCACCAGTGTGTGCGTGCAGAGGAATACCTGCTGCTTGCATCTTGCGGAAGAAGACAATGTCTTCACCTACATACTTGTCGCCAACGTTTTCTTGTTCAGCAAACATTGACTGGTCTGGAAACTTCTCGCGCATAGGCGCGATGATTGACTTGTGCATCAGAACAAATCCAAACCCTGCACTATCGACCTTAATCAGTTCATTAGGTGGTAGTGGGTGCACATGCTGAATACTGAACTCATCAACATCAAAGAACAATGCTGGATATGGCTTAGCCAATGTACCTTCATTTTCCTTAGAGATGAAGTACGTACCACTAACGACTGGCTTACCAATCTTGTCAGCAGCATCCCATAACTTTGTCACTACGTCAATATTGATTACGATATCTGAGTCAACCCATAGCAGCCAGTCACTCTTGATATGGTCAGCCCAATAGTCAAACAGAACCTGACGTTGTCTACCAATCTGGTTACCTTGTACTCGCATGCTATGGGTCAGTTCAATGCCATTGTTAGCGCACTGTAGTGCTACGCTAACGACACCTTCTGTGAACTTACCATCAGTGTTACCGTTGTCACACCAGCCAATTGCTAGTGTTCCCTTATTTACTTTAGCCATTATGTCCCCTTATGTTGTGGCAAATTGCCCATATACTATTATGGCATACCTTGTTAAATAGGCAAACCTACTCAGGCAGAATCGGTGTGGATTGTTCCATCTGGTCTGGAGTCCAAGTTGCCCTGACCTCTTGCCAGTGAGTATCGCAATAACCCATAGACATCATTTGACTGGAACAAAGTTTACAATGATGTTGAGTCATTGGATAGTTCCGCTTGCATAGCGTCATAGGTTGATTTCAGCATTGAAGTAAATTCTCCGTTGCCTCTGTCAATAATAGCGTGAGTCTCTGTGACTCCCATTGATTCGACTTCTATAAAGGTTACATTTTCCATTGTCATCTCCTAAAGTTCCGCGCTAAAACCAAGATAACCCGCTGTCGAGTTATTGTTGAGAACTTGATAATACCTAAACTGAGTAAGTCCACCAGCAGTTGACGTATTAAGTATTGTTGCAGATTTTGTGTTATTAGCCAAAGTCAATGCTGTTATTGCAAAAGGCGCATTAACCGAGTCACTAAGTCCTAAATTAGAAAACTCAATTGAAGTTGGTGCAACACGCATTGTTACAGGATACTGAAAGATACCTTGAAAATCTGCTGCTGATGCTGCTATACCTTGCGCGTGAGGTGAATACGCTGCCGTTCCTGATGAACGATAGTAGTAACGTTGACAAGCGGCTAATTCTCCTTGGATTGTTCCTGTTGCAGTTTGGAAAGCGGTAGCAACGGAACCTGCTTCTAACTGTACGCCCCAGAAATCTATTGTTTGTGAACCAGTTAGACTGCTTGAGGCGAATACAGCATTGAGATAATTACCTGCGCCAATTGTTTTACCAGAAATACTAGGAACACTTACTGTTGCAGTAAATCTTTGCCAAGATGTTGTAACGCTATGACTGCCAGCACCAGTTGAAACTGCACTTGAACCACCTGAACCAAAGTTTTGTACCAATGTACCGCTTAAAGTGGTGTTAGCACTTGCCTTAGCCCAGAAAGAAAGTGTTGCAGTTTGACCCGCAAATGTCTGGACTCCTTCAATTCTTTGTCCAAACTCTACATAAGTGACAGTTGAACCTGCGGTGTATCGAGCAAAATATTCACCTTCGTAACCCGCTACAGGTGCTGTGCCTGGTGTAAAAGTTTGACGAGCAACAGTTGATGAACCCGCGCTAAAACTTGTGTAAATGTACCATCGGTCAGTTGTGTAAGCAGTTGTGTTATTTGTCAATGTAATACTTGTACCGCGTTGCCAGATACCAAAATCTCCGTTAATGATTTTATTCTTACCTGCTGCAAAGTTGCCTTGATAGCGCAAGCCTGTCGAAGTGGAACTATCTGCTACGAGAGTTTCCCCATCGTTGCCCACGGCTACCCTAGCCTGGGTAGTGGAGTAACCGAATAGGTCACCCTTTGCTGTTAACGGCGAGTTAGCCGTTGTTGGAACTCTACCTGTAGCCATTAGTTGCCTCCTATGAGCAGTGCTGCTTCTTCTTCTGTGATACCTAAACGATTTAGCAAATTTGCTTTAGCAGTCGCCTTAGCCAAAGTTTCGGCTGCGCGAGCAGATTCATTTACTTTTGCTAATTCTTCACGTTCTGCAATTTCTTCTTGGGTAAGTTCTATAATCAGTTCTTTTCCAGTAATTGCATCAAGTTCTCTACGATTTAGTTTTTCCATTATTTAGCCAATCCATAGACTGAGATAGTTCCTGTCATTGCATTTGTGGTTGTATACACAGTTAAACCATCATAAGAAGTGTTATTTGTATTAGACCCAGAGGTTATGAATAAAGTTGCTCCAGCATCTGAATCTTGTGCATTTGTTAAAAAAGAAGTATTAGTCGCTTCTTGAGGCTGACTAATTTGTATTTGAGAAAAAAGATTTCCAGTACTTCGGATTGCACCAATGATATATGCAGAGACACCTGAACCTCTGGAACCTACAACAGAAGTATTTTTTGCTTCAATATACTGATTGTTATAGTTTGTAGTTGCATCCGTACCTGATGCTCTAAGCCGTATATTTACGGCTTCAGCACCCGCTCCAGTAACATTAAGTACAACAATATAATTGCGATATGTAGATGTAAAACAATTATTGATAGAAGATGATGTTGTTGCTGAAAGAGTTGCAGTAGTAATTAAAATCATCCCAGGACCAGTAGCCCACTCAACCCCATCTGCCTGAGCAGAGTTGGCAGTAAGGACAGTTCCATTAGCGCCCACGCCCTGGCGAACCAGGGTGGCGTTACCAGTAGCGACAATAATATCGCCCTTGGTTGTCAATAGCGTTGGTTGAATACCACCTTCAACCGAAGGTATGCGTCCAACTGTCATTTATGATAACTCGCTTCCGAAAGCATTGAATGAGAATGTTGCTGCTGAGGCATAGACTGTGACCACATCTGTTGCTCCCAGGGTCACACCTAGTGTCAGGGTGTCTGTAGCGTTACCAGGTAGAGATACGTCATAGGCTACATAGTGCTGTGCTGCCAGGGTTGCTCCTACTGGGCGTACCGCAATGCGGTATGTGCCAGCAGTTGCTGTTTGGTTAGCAATGGTGATTGTAGATACAATCGCCTGTGTTGCCGATGGCACTGTGTATAGTGTTGTTGCCGTGGTAGCAGACGGGTTAGACTGCCCTAGCACCTTGTATGTTGTTGGCATTATTATTTCTCCTTAGTTACATTCCACCGAGCATAAACACGGTTGGTGTGGGGTCAGTTGTTATTGCAGCCCAACTTGCAGTTGTGCCGTCAGTTGTTAAGTATTCTCCAGCATTACCAATCTGACTAGGTAGAGCATCAACTGATGCCCAAGATGAAGTTGTACCATCTGTTGTTAGATACTTGCCAGTTTGTCCAGTTTGTGTGGGAACTACATATACAGATGATGTGTCAAGAGATACTGTTACAGCACCCGATGTCCCACCGCCTGATAATCCAGTTCCAGCAGTAACTCCTGTAATGTCGCCAGGGTTTGCTGCAGTCCATTCAAGTCCTGTAGCAGTTGCGCTGTTGACACTTAAAACATATCCATTGGTTGCAGCTACTGTCAGTTGGTCAAAGGTGTTAGTGCCTGTTCCAACTAGTAAGTCACCCTTAGCATCAAATGCACCTGTCAATACTGCAGCAGCAGATGCTGCACTTGCAGCAGCACTTGTTGCTGATGTTGCAGCCGATGTTGCTGATGTGGCCGCGCTTGATGCAGATGTAGCAGCAGCACTTGCTGATGTAGCAGAAGCGGTAGCAGAAGTAGCAGATGCAGTAGCGCTTGTAGCAGAAGCGGTTGCTGAATTAGCAGAAGATGTTGCTGATGTAGCAGCACTAGTAGCACTTGTTGCAGCAGCAGTAGCAGAGTTTGCAGCCGATGTTGCGTATCCTGCAATTGTTGCTACTGAGTTAGCAGCAGTAGTTGCACTTGCTGCTGCGCTGGTTGCACTAGTTGCCGCTGCTGTGGCAGATGCTGCTGCTGAGGTAGCACTTGTCGCTGCTGCTGTTGCAGAGTTGGCAGAAGTAGTTGCAGATGATGCTGAAGCAATTGCTGAAGTTTCTGAACTTGCAGCAGATGTAGCAGCAGATGTAGCGCTAGTTGCTGCACTAGCAGCAGAAGTGGCTGCTGCAGTTGCTGAACCCAAAATGCTATCTACGTAATCCTTAGGAGTAGCAGAAGATGCTGACATTCCCGCAGAAGATAGACCAGTAATAACTGGTGAACCTGAAATAGTTGGGCTTGTTAAAGTCTTGTTTGTAAGGGTTTGTACTGCTGTAGCAATAACCACTGTGCCTGTTGTGTTAGGCATTGTGATTGTATTGTCCTGTGTAGGGTCAACCACTGTAAGGGTGGTCTCATAGGCATCTGCTGTAGCACCCTCAAAGACAATGCTTGCATCTACACCAGCACCTGAGATACTAGGGTTGGTGATTGTAGGGCTTGTAAGGGTCTTATTAGTCAGTGTCTGTGTGTCTATAGTTCCGACAACCGAAGAGGAGTTAGAGATGCCGTGGACACCCGTAGAAGCCTCTACGTGGGCATTGGCTTCGCGGTAGTCACGACCGATTGCCATGTGACGGACAACAGCGCCAGCAGAGTGAGCCTGGGCAGATGAGCCATCAATGGCACGGGTTACTGTGAAGGTGTTAGTCGATACCGCGGTGGCATCTAAAATTTCTTCAAGTGCTGTATCTGGGTCTACAACAACCGTAAAGGTTGTACCCGCAGGAATAGACTGGCCACCAAGGAGGGCTGTACCAGACTGCACAACTATAGTTGATGCGCCAGCAGTAACTGCACTTGTCAGTGTAGTCTGCTGTGAGCGAGAGGAGTAATTGCGTGTTGTCATTTATATTCCTATCGAGTATAATGAATTCGTGGCGGGTATTGACTTTGCATAGCTGATACTTCTTCGTTCAAACGTTGTGAGTAAAGAGCAAAGAGTTGCTTTGTTGCTGATGCGCTTGCACCGTATGGGCGCTTGCCATCTGTTTCGTCCGCCTGTGGGCTAATCTGACCTGCACGAGCAGGGTCAAGGTAAGCCAATAGTCTGTATGATGCACCGAGGATTACAATGTCGCGAGCTGATTCAGCGAATCCAGTAGTGGTTGTAAATACATCTCCACTGTTTTCCATTGCAGATGGAGGTGTGGCGTACATCACCTTTACTGTACGTCCTGGTGTTATATAGTCATAGATAGTTACAGTCTGTGAGTTTGCACCCCAAGTAGTTACATCTGCAAATGGGTCAAAGTCCCATCGACGAATACGAATCCATTCCTTAGAAGGACCTGTATCTTGCCAAGACATAGTTAGAATATTTTCAATACCTAAGTCTTCAAACTCGTAAGTGTTAATCGCTGCATTGAAAGTAAATGTTGTTTGCTTGACAGCAAGTAGGCTAGCACCCATCGCTCGGATAGTGTCGTTGATTGCCTTCTTGATTACATAGCGTGGGAAGATAGGTGAGATAGTAACCTTAGCATCAGCTGCATGTGTAGCAGCACCTGTGCCTAGATACCCACGGCCGTAAGGTGATACAGTTGCTGTGTTACCAACGCGGTCAAATGAATCAACCCACATAAGTTCTTCGTCAACTTCAAGGATACCCTTACCTACGTTACTCGTATCTCCAAGAGATAAGATTGTAGGTGAGGTGCTCGGAGACGTCAGTGTGGTGACTGCTGTGCGTAGATATGTAGAGCGGTCCTGTTGGTAGGTATAACCTGAAAGGTTAATGAGGACTTCGTCAATCATCTGTGCTAGTGTTGTCATAGGTCTATGCTCCTTAATGCAACAACGGCTGATAGTCCAGTAGTCCCTGCTAGTTCATTACATACAGCATTTAGCATCTTGTAATTGTTAGGCTGACGGCTTGCGCTAGCCTTAATGTTTAGTGCTGCTATAATACCTAAGCCACTAGTGTCAGCATAGTTATTTGCTGCACCTTGTTCAGACTGGTATGCACTTGGTACGGGGTATGTTCCACCGTTTGCAAGACGATTCAACTCGTCAGCAAATGTGCTACCTGCTACTCCTGTTGCCATTATCTAAACCTCGCAGCCTTCTTTGCTATGGACTTTGGTTGTTTTACAAACTGCTTACCCTTTGCATTACCTGCAGCTTTAGCCTGGTTAGTTGCTTTCTTTTCAGATGCACTCATTGCAGACCATGCCTTCTTGGGCAAATATCTTTTCTTGCCTTTAGATGGTTTACCATCAGAAGTTGTCCACTCTTCCTTGGTCCATTTCTTTAAGGACTTTTGTGACTTAGCAAGTGCCATTACTTGTAACCGCCTCCTGCTTTCTTGTACTGAGTTGCAAGCAACTGAGCCTTACGAGCAGACCATTCACCAGGGTCTCCACCCTTAGAGCCTGCTTTAATCTTCTTAAACAAAGAAGCACGCATTGCTGGCTTGGTATAGTTACCAGCCGCATTGACTTTAGACTTAGCCTTCTTCTTTACCATTTGACTTTATCCGCCCAATATGCAGCAGACATTTTGCCCTTAGCAATATTCTTAGCGTGACGTGCCTTGAACGAAGCTTGACGCTTTGTAGGTTGTCTATCGCCAGTCACACCCTGCTGACCAAAGCGAATAGTTTTGACCTTGTCTCCTTCTTTAGCCACAACAACGTGTGACTTCTTTGGGTGATTTGGTGTACGCTTAGGCTTGTTAAAGCCTGATACTCCTGCTCGCTTTAGTCTTGGGTCTGACATTTCAATTCCTATCGATTCTTGTTTTGTGCTACAATTTTGCGCAATAGCGCTTCGTATTCAGCAGTTGTGTACTCTTTGACTGTTCCGATTCTTGTCTTTACTGGATTAGGCGTAGGAGATTTCTTTCCTAGGTCACCCATTTTAATTGTAGAACCTTGACCAGTTGTAACAACAACTTGAGACTTCTTAGTAGCCTGTGGGCTAGGAGAAGCCTTTGGCTTTGGAGAGGCCATTACTTCTTCTTGGCCTTCTTCTTAACAGCCTTCTTCATTGGCTTGCCAGTCTTCTTGGCCTCAGCCTTAGCCATTGCCATTCCCTTTGCTGTGTATGCGAATTCTTTCGCTCCGACTTTTGGCATTACTTCTTCTTCGCAATCTTCTTAGCAACCTTCTTGGCTGTCTTCTTCATGGCCTTCTTGCCCATCTTCATTTCCATCATTTTTTCTTTCTTAGATTCCATCTTTTCAGCCATCTTGTATGCTTTGTTCTTCATCATTATGCTTGCCCTATCTCTTTCATTACCGCTGCGGTTGATTGGTTTATGTTCTTTGCATCTGGCATTGAATTAGCATTGTATGGCTTATTCAATACTTCGGAGGCTGCTTCTGCCTCACGAATCTTCTCCATCGAAGTTCCACCAGGCTGGATGCCTTGTGCCTTCGCATTAGCGTATGCAGATAGTTCGTTCTCAAAGCGCTTACGTGGGGCACTTCGCTGACTGTTAGCATCGCCAGTATTCATCTGAAGTCCTCTGGCTTTACAGCCAAAGCAATCAGGCCCACACTTGGTGTGGTCTATAAAGATATCGTTCTCATCAGGGAACGGCTCAGTTGATGTAGCGTCACAACTCACACACCCGTATAATGCTGAGTATGGAATCATGTCTCCATCGACTAACTTGTATGCCCATTGAAGAACTTTACTTACGTGTTCGTGTCCCATATGTCCCTTATATTGCTGTGAAGTTTGCTTCCGTTACCCCAACGCCACCAGCAATAAGTGCTGCTTTTGTTGCGTCATCTACGGTATACTGGCTACCGCCAAGGTATACTTCTTGGTAGGTGTCCAAGTCACCATCGTATGGATAACGAACCTGACGGTAAGTTCCATTAACTCTGATGATACTGATACCACGTGTTAACTTGTAGAATGTAAAGAGTCGCTGAACTCCTTCAAATCCTTCGTCGACGGTTGGTGTCTCGAAGATGTAATCTGTCATGACTCCTCCTTTAGTGGACTCACCACAAGGCTAGGTTGCCCTAGCCCTGCAGTCAATTAACTACTAGAGAGCAGCGATTGATGAACCAGATGTGATGCGGTATAGTGCCTCATCACGGTATACTGCGAAGCCAAGTACGCCGTACCAACCCATTGGGCGGAAGCGCATCAACTTATCAGTTACGTTACCGATTACTACGTGTGGCTCTTCAGCTACGGCTTCTGCCATTGCTTGTGAACCTGCAACGATTGTATCGAATACGCGAGTTACAGGTGTAACTGTAATTGTTGTTGATACTGTAACTGCAGCAGAGTTAGCAACGTCAACAGTAAATGTTGTTGTTGAACCTGATGTTGTGATTGCAGTAATCTTCGCAGATGTTCCTACGCCTGTTCCTGAAATCTTATCGCCAACTTCAGCGCGTGTTGCGATAACTGCAGATGAAGCAACGCCGAATGTGAATCCAGCTGATGTTCCTGCTACTGTTACTGCTGTTGTTGCTAATGCTGACTGGTCTGCACCTGACTTAGCGTTGTACAAACGTGATGACTCTACGAAGAATGCGCCTTCGTACTCACCGATTTCTCCAGCCCAAATCTTGCTTGCTTCTGAAGCAGACTGTGACTGTGGGTAGCGCCATCCAAGGTCGCCTGTCTCTGCACGAAGGTCGTGTGAAACTTCTGGGTGGATACCAACCCAGTATGCATTTCCGCGACGGCCCTTAGCCTTGTTAGCACGTAGCTTAGCAACAGCCTTGCGGATGTCTGCTGAGTCTAGTGTGTCAGCTGCATCTACGTTGGCAGTTGCTGTTGCGTTGCCTGCGAAGATGTTGTTTGAACCTGAGCGTAGTGTGTTCATTGCAACTACGTCGATAGAATCGGCTAGGTTGTATGCAATGATGTTTGCGATTGCTGGGTCTACATCTGCTAGAGAGAATAGTTCCAACGCACGTGTTACAAGTACAGCGTTACCGTACTCGTTAAGTGTTACAGTAACAGATGTTGGTGTTGACAATGCTACTGCATCTGGGTCAACTGTCTCTGTTAGTGTTGATGTCTTTGTGTCTAGGTCAACGTACTTCTGTAGAACTACAGTTGAACCTGGGATTGCTTGCTTTGCTGGGCGCTTATCTGCGACAGAACGAATTAGGGGTTCTGAACGGAGAGCGAACTCGAGAAGGCGGTCATATGCCTTCTGTACGAGACCAGCACCGCCAACTGTACCACCGAGCGACGTGCTCGAGGTATCTGTATATGCGTTTGCCATTTTTTTTAGTCTCCTTGACTATGAACGGATATTATTGTTGTCCTTGCATCAGTGAGATTAACTCTTCCATGGAGCTTGCATTGTCCATGCGTTGCTCTAGGTCCTGTGCTCGGTCTGGTGTAACGGCACCCTGGGTCATGACGTCTTGCTGACGTAGTGTCGCAAGATTTTGTTCATCACGCTTCTGTGATACCTCTATACCAAATAGGTCAGCGTTCTCGTCTAGCCAGTTCGATACTGCCTCTTCTGAAAAATCACCATCTAAATCCTTAAGGACTAGACGTGCTGCCTTCTGGTTTACACCCTTCTTTTCTAGTACTGACTTAACGGTAGACTCACGCTGCGACTTGGTAAATCCCTCAAGTTGCTCAGTAAGTTCCTTGATACGCTTCTCGTCTGCACGCTTGGCTTTGCGTAACTTTTTAAGTAAGTCACTGCCATCCAATTGTGTGTCGTTGTCGTTATCTTGGTCATCGTCTTCGTCGTCCCAGTAGTTGTTGCTCATAGCAACCCACCCTTCTATTCGTTGTTAGTTCGCAGGCCACAGTTCAGTTCGGGGAAACTGGCTGGCTCCTACTATCGGTCTATTACTCTGACGGGGCCGATAGGTCCGTTCAGGATTCTAGTATTGTCCTACCGTTTGCTGGCTAAGACTTGTTCTGTTCGTGCCTGCAGCACCACTAAAGGCTGCTACTTCACGTTGCGTAAGTCTTTGACGCTTACGTTGTGCTGATGCTAGGCTATTGAATACTTCTTGCTCAGCTTCTGACTGACCATATGTATCCATTGTTGTGCCATAGATATCAGAAAGTTTTTCAGCAGTTGGAAGGATATCTGCAATAGTTGCATAACCCTTCTGTGCTTCTGCTTGTGTAACACCCTGTGCTGCTAGTTGTTCAGCAACAGATACACCAGCTTGTAGTCCTTGACGTGCCGCTGCTACACCAATTTCAGATGCTGCAACCTGACGTTCAATCTTCTGGAACTGCTGGTTAGGGTCTAGTACATAAGCAACTAGGTCTGATTGACCAATGCCATAGTAGTCACGCAACTGCTTAGAGATAGCAGGGTCAGCATTCTGTACGCGCTGCACTGCTGTAACTACACGGTTAGAAAGTTCTGCTGCAGATACATCGTTAGCGATAAACTGAGATACATAGTCATCAGTGTCAAACTGTTTTAAGCCATAGGCACGAAGGACCTGGCGGTATCCATCTTCAAGATTAAGATACTCTGCTGGATTAAGGACCTGTAGGCCCTTCTTCATGCGTGCATCGTTAGCCTTAAAGCGCTGCTTGTACTCATCTGTTTCCATCAAGTCGATGGTAATGGTTGCCTCAGTTGCTCCATCAATTGCAAGAGCACGAATCTTATTGGCAAGGCCGCCTAGGTTGTAGCGAGCAAATCTATCTGTTAGAATCTTGATTGTTGATTCGCGCTGCGCCATCTTTGCTGATTCTGCAGCAGCCTTAGCTGCTATATCTGCTGCGGTTGAACCAGCTGTAGGGATTATTGTATTGCCAGTTACATTGATATTGGCTGCCGCGGCAGTTGCCGCTGCCTGTGCTGCAGCAGTTGCTGCTGCTGCATCTGCTGCATTTTTAGCATCTTGCGCTGCCTTAATTGCTGCAGCGTTACCTGCTGCTTGCGCTGCTGCTAAATCTGCGGCGGCTTTATCTTGAGCTGCCTTTAAGTCTGCTGCGGCTTTTGCTGCTGCTGCAGCTGCATCCTGCTGTGCTTTGATTAACGCTGCTTTTGCTGCAGCAAGCTCGGCTGCAGTCTTCGCTGCTGCAATTGCAGCCTCTGCCGCGGCTTTGTCGGCTGCTGCTTTATCTGCTGCTGCCTTTGCAGCGGCATCTGCTGCTGCTTTGTCGGCTGCTAATTTCCCAGCGCTCTTATCGGTTGTCACAACTTTACCAGTTACTGGGTCAACGGTAGATGTAATGCCAATACTTCCATAAGATTCAGTAATTTGCTTTGCAGTCGCTGCAGCATTTGCTGCTGCATCTAATTGAGCCTGAGTCTTACCAGTATTGCCAACCTTGACAGTGTAATAAATATCTTCGGCTGACAGAGCACTTGCCGCTGCCTGCGCAGCCTTATCTGCTGCTGCTTTCTTGGCCCGTGCCTCCGCGGCTGATTCAATTGCAGAGATTGATTGCTTAGGAACGTTTGCTAAATCTGCTGCTTCTTTTGCTTTAAATTGCTGAAGCGTTCCGCCAGTAAGAGCGGTGTATTTAGCAGGGTCTGCTTGGCGAATATACTCAAGATAAGAAACTCTATCCTCAGGCGGTAGGTCTGCTTGGAATCTATTCCATTGTGCTTCTGTATATGCCATTATGCTAGTCCCCAATCGCGTAGAACTTTAAGAGACAATGAGTCAATAGTATTACGTGCGTTATTTGTGTACTCCCACTCAGGCTTACTGCGTAGTTCTTTTTCAAACTGCCACAAAGGCTTAACCGCAGGCTTGCCATCTGGTCCTACATACTGCAAAGCAGCACGTAGTGTTGGGTCTTCAAATGTAATTGAGTCAGCATCGCGTTCTAATACGTTAGCCATTGCACCCTTGTAGGCAGAAGCAATTGAATCAACGCTAATGCCATTGTTAATCTGGTCAGAATAACCAGGGAATGCACTCGCTGCAGTAGCACGAATCTCTGCTTGGATGTCATCTGTTGTGGTTGTTCCTGTGAACAAGTCTCGTGACTTCTGGTCCCAGTATGCCTGGTTTAGGTACTTGCCTACGCCAAATGAATTTGCATATGATTTAAGTGACGATGTGTCACCAATGATGTTACCACCAAAGCCAGTAATCTTACCTGAGAATCGAATCAGTTCATCGAATTGGTTATCATCTAAACCGCGCTCATATGCATTGACTGCAAGACTATCAAAGTCTGCCATGTTAATCTTAACACCAGCAGTAACTAGACGCTTACGAGCAGCAGTCTTGTACTTATCTAAAGAGTCTTTGTATACTCCAGGTTGTTCATTCTTTTCCTTTACTCTCTTCTTTACGAGAGGGCTAAGGTCTTGGTAGTATGAAGTCTTATATAGTTCTTCTAGAGCCTTACCAGTATTGCCTGCTTTAAAGAACTCATAGATTGGTCTTAGTTCAGGGTATGCTGCAAGGAGTGCTTCGCTAATACCATAAGAAATGGCAGTTTGAACGCCTTCTTGTTGAGCCTTTGCAGTAGCATTAGCCTTAGCAGCCTCTTCGGCTGCAATGCGTGCAGTGTTTGCTGCGTCTATTGCTGACATTATGCTCCTGCCACATTTCCTGATAGCCAGTCAGCAAACCGAATACGAGATGTACGGTCAGCATCGTCTGGGTTGAGGTCTATTAGTTTCTGTTCAACTGTAGATTGAATCTCACCTGCTGTTAATCCTGGCGTGGTTGTCTGTACGTTTTCCATCTTACCAGTCTTCTTATTCCTAACCTTCTTGTATTCGGTTAGAGTCCCTGTGTTAAGCTTCTCTAATTCTTTGAACAACTCTTCCTTCTCATCATCCTTTAAGGTACGCATAAGCTTCTTTTCAGCCCAGCTATCGAATGCCTGGAATGATGTTGCCTTATCTAGTTGAGAAATACTACGTGTAGGTAGAGTTGGTTCGTCACCCTTAACACTCTTTAATGTGTCAGCAAGTAGTTGCATAGGTGTAACCTTAGCACCTCTGCCACCTTGATAGATTTGACCCGCAACTGTAACCATTTTTTCCCATATTCCATACGCCTCAAGTTGGCTAATGGATTTACCTTTAGATGCGTAGGCACCAATGATTTTATTTTGCAGTGCTTCATCTGTCCAGAAGTCTGAAACAACAGTATTAACAAATCCAATTGTAGGAGTTACTGAAGATACAGGCTTGCCACCTTTAAACTTTAAATCAGTTGTCTTGTTTGTGTCACCAAACCATACAAATGCCGTGCTTCCAGGTGCTCCCGCTGCAAATGATGCTGCGTTAGATACGTCAATAACACCTGAAAGGTCTGCTAGAACGTCATCTGTTATACCTAGTGGAGCATTCTCTGCAATTTTAGGTGCAGATGGAAGTGGAGTTTTGGTCTTGCTCTTAGGCGGAGTCTTTGGCTTGCCAGATAGTTGACGATTAATCTCTACTAGTTCTTGACGGAGAGTTTCTGTTTCTTTTAAACCCTCTAGACGTTGAGCAGCAGTACTAGTGGTGATATCTGTTTTAGTTTTTTGCGCGATGAGTTCAATGAGAACATTCTTACGCGCTATCAGTTCTTCTCTAGTTGCCATGTTATCGTCCTGAATCTAGGTATTTGTCGTAGATTCTATCCTGTGATAAGAATCTGTCGTAGATATTTGCAAACTCTAAGTCGCCTGCTTTAAGTTGGCTGACATAGTAATCAAGAGCCAGACGCAAATCTTGGTTCTGTTTAGCATCTATATTACCAGATGCTCTTCCACTCAAAGCAGCAGAAATACTATCACGTATTTTCATGTACAAAGTAACTGACTTCCACGTAGGGTCGTCGCCATTATCCTTCATAAAGGTGTCATCAGAAATAATCTTTCTGAATCCAGCAATAGTTTTAGCTGATTTTGTACCATCAACATCTCGATAGTCTTGATACCATGCGCTAGGAGCACCTGTTGGTATACCAGTTTCTGGGTCTACATCAGATGCCAGTTGCTGTATAACAACTTGCTTTGCATATGCTAAGTCTTCAGCACCTGCTGCTTGGAAAGAAGAAAGTCCACGCTTTTCAAGGTGTGCATCTAATATAACCATAGCACGGCGGTACTTAGCCCAACCCTCACGTGCGGCATTTTGCCTTTGTGCCTCTTTAGGGTCCTGCTTACTACGGAATGTTTCAGGTGTTCCTGGTGCAATTGCAGTCTCTGACTGCCACCAGTATGCTGTAGGATTAAACTTAGCAGCACCTGAACCCTTGGTAATTAAACCAACTAGGTATGAGTTATCCCCTACTACCTCGCTGATTAATCTGTTATATCGCTTAGCATTCTGCACATCATCCATTGTAGCCTGTGAACCTGTAGGGTTCTTAGACAATGATGTAGCAAATCCAAAGTATTCTGGGAAGTCTTCAAGAAACTTAGCATCTGCTGCTAGGCCGTAAGTACGGCTATACTCACGCCACTTGTCCATGTAAAGCCTGTATGGGCTTTCAAACTGTGGAGCAAAAGGTAGAATCAAGTTAGCAGCCACACGCATCTTGTAGAATGCATCTGTCTTTTCCTTAATTTCAGCATCGGTTAAGTAACGTTGATTGTTTTCCTTAGACTTCTGCTGTTCTGTTAGCCAGATAAGCTGGTAAGTCTTAGCATAATCATCATTGTTTAATCCTTGTACACCCTTAATAAGGTTACGACCCCATGTAGGTAGGAACTGGCTTAGTGAATCGTCAGGTCCATATGGGAACGCAAAGGATACAACCTCTTCTAGTTCAGGCTTTAACTTCAGTACATTTGCTACAGGAATAGCAGCGAATGGACCAACAGATACACCGAATGGGTTACCTTGGAAGATAACATCAAGGCTTCGCTTGCTGATACCTATTTCATCAAGGGATGAAAGTCCTTGACCAATAATAGGAAGCTTCTTAAGCGACTTAGGAATCGGTAACCACATAGTGTCATTAGCGTTTAGCGCTTGCCCTGGTAGGACTGGCTCGCCTGTTTCTTCATTAGTGATTAGACCTGAGCGTTCAGGTGCATTCCATACAACATTAGCACGGTTTAGAATAGCAGGGTTTTCCATACCAATTCTGAACCAAGTCTTAACCGCGTTTTCTTGTGCAGAGAAGAATGGTGATATAAAGCGTAGCATATGTGCAGCATTAGAGCGACGTTCTACATTGTAAAGAATCGCTTTAACGCCTTTCATGGCGTCAGCTCTAGCACCAGCAGTAAGGGTATACTGTAACTCAGCGAATTCTTCGCGTGTATACTTGCCACCCTTTAAGAACTCTGCTGTTTCAAAGCGCTTCTGAATTGACTTTTCATATAGGTCAATAAACAATGGGTGACGTGCCCAGTTATCTTCAGGTATAGTTGCTAGATACTTAAACAAAGAACTAGTAATGCGGTTAGATACGCCACGAACAGTAAGGTTCATGTTGGCGTCTAATAGGTGACCATGTACTACAGGTAGTACTTCAGGGTCACGGATTGCATTACGTAGGAAATCCTCTGTAATCTTACCAGCTTCTTCGCCAGGAAGTGCTGACATAATCTTTTCGCGGATACCATATCCTGCAGGAATGTAGTCATCTAGAAACTTCTGTGCTGTAACAACATACTCTAGTGCTTCATCACGTGGAATACCCAAGCGAGCACGTAACTCTTTGTTGTCAGCAAGTTCTCTAGCAACCTCATCGACACTCTTGCCAGACATAAGCGCACGAGGAACTGCAGCGTTGGCAAATGTCTCATTGATAGCATTTGTCCACTCTTGGTAGTAGTTGACATCTCCTGGGCGCACAGCGCCACGACCCTTGCTTGATACGTTAGCACCATAAATGGTTGAGTAATCTTCTAGTAAAGAGTAGAATGAACGCTGAGATGAATTTAGCTCACGGAATAGCCCGCCAGTTGGTCCACCAAATGCGCCGTATACAGTATGCTTTGTGCCATCAACACTGTCAACAGTTGTTGTAAGTCCAAATCGTTCGCGCCAGTCTTTTGCCTTACCAGGAGTTACATCAAGGGTAGATTCTAATTGAATATCTTCTTGACCAATACGCTTCTTGCGTGATGCTACCTTTGATTGCTCTAATCTTGTTAGGGTAGCATTATTGCCATCGTATGCTGCATTCGCAGCCTCAAGCGCTTTTCTTTTTACAACAAGTTCGCCGACTAAGTCTGCATTGTCTAACTCTGTGGCAGCACGTGTTTCAAGATTTGCAACTTCTTTAGTTAAACGTGCAACTTCTGCACCATTTTTTTGAAGTTCATCTTTAACAGTCTTGTAATCTATTTTGCCTGCTGTGTTATAGTTGTCAACTAGGCGCTGCTTTGCAGCAGAAGCATTGTTTATTAAATTTTTTCCACCTTCGCCAGCATGGCGCAGTGAAGCCATTGCTCCTACTGTAGCCCAAATACGAAGTTGGGAATCAACAGCATTACGAATAGGATATCCAAGGCGCAGAAGAACTGCAGCCTTCCACAAATCGTTAGTTACGCTTATAACATCTTTAGCGCTACCAGATACTGCGCGGATTGCGCTCTTGTTGCGTTGGATAACTGCGTCAATAGTATCAAAATCTGCAATTGGTAAAAAGTTTGCTGTCTGAGATTCAAACAATGGCACCTTAATCATTTGATTAAGTTCCTTGTCAAAGATAAATCCGTCTTCTTTAGACTCAGACATTCTTCCTGTACGTAATTTTACGTGATAATTAAAAAGTTCTTCTGCATCTTCTGGAGCAACTCCATGTTTTGCAGCAACAATTCTATAACCAGTCTGCTCAAGCTCATTAACTACACGAGCGCGGGCTTCTGGAGTGCCAGCTTCAGCGTATCGCTGGATATATGACATAGCATCAGCAGGAGTAAATGTTCCCAATTGGGTACGTGTAATAAGAGCGGCACCTTTTGTAGGAAGCGGCTTAGACAACTTTACCAAACGGTCAGTTACTGCTGTAATTTCACGGATTGATTCACCTTCATTGAGGTTTACAACGCCAGATGGACGCTCACGGAACGGCCAAGTTACAGAATAATAAAGTTTGTGGAACGGTGTTGGCTGATACATTGAAATCTTTGCATCACCAATTGCCGCTGAATGATATATGCTGCTTTTAGCAGAAGCAATAAATCTACCAGTAGCCTGTGTTAGTCCACCAACACCCTCGATAAGTGAAGGTGTATCTGAAATATTAATCAGAGTATCTACATAGCGGTCATGCTTAGCCCATGCTGAAATAAAATCACGGTCAGCCTGAATCTCTTCAGGTGAGCGTAGCGCAAACTGTAGCATATCGTCAGTTGTTGCATCAATTAATTTTGCTTCTTCGTTAAGAAGTACCTTTAAATCACTTGTTGTGATTTCACCATTTGCAATACGCAAAGGCTCAGCAATATCTGGGCGCTTTAATTCTCTAAGAACTTCAACACCGCTTTTATCTCCCATGACGGCAAGCATTGTATTGATTGCTTCTTCTTTTGTTGCAGAGATGCCTAGCAAATAAGAAGTTGTTGCTTCGTTACTACTGCCCTTAATCCAAGGGTGGTTTTGTGCCCAGACAATATCATTTTTAGCAAATTCATCTGCAAGTCTAGAATACTTTTCTGCCAACTTATTTGTTGTTGGAATACCTGAGCGAACTTCACGAAGCGCAATGATTGCATCCTTAGCAGAATCTGCAGCACGCTTGCTTGCGATTAACTTACCACCAACGATAGACACATCTCCAGCAAACTGCGCTATTGTATCAACAGTACCAGAGGTAAGTTTACCCATAAGGCTATCATTGAAAGCTTGTTCGCGTTGCTTTTCATCATAAATGTCAAAGTCGGAATCCATAAACTTTGGAGTCAGTTCATCGGGTAGAAACTGTCCAAAAGTCTGGCCGAACTGTGTCGTAAGTGCCTGACCAAAAGAAACTTCGTTACGTGCTTCCCATGCTTTTTTCCATGAATCACTAATGCCCATATCTGGGTCACGCTGTGCAAACAATGCAAGGGCAGAAAGAGGTTCACGAATTAAGTTGCGGTTAGTTGCTTCAACTGCTGCAATAACTCCACCAACTGGACGACCAATGTTTTTTCCAAAGTCAATTCCTGCTTGTTTTAATGTACCAAGAAAAGTATCGTATTCTTCTCTATCGTTCCATGGGGCAGTTCCTAGGTCCCACGCAAGTTTAGGCAGAGCTAAAACACCAAGACCAACATCTCCAACCCAATCTATGGTTCCTTTTGTAAGGTCACCAATTCGGTTCCAGATGCTCATTGCACCTCGTTCATTAATATTGCTAAAGTTCGTCTTGTCTCAGGAGACGTGTTTGGACGAGATGCAATATAACTCAAAACTGGATAGTAAGAAGAAATACTTTTATTAAACTCAGCTGAACTGTCGTTCATATTTGGAAGCATTAAAGCTTCTGCGCCAGGGCCTGCGCCCATGTTGATACCAGCCATTACTGATTCGTCAGGATTCATTGTTGGGTCTGTAAGAGGAGTTATAGGAGGAAGCTGTGGTGCAACATCCATTGAACGTGCTGCCATTGGTGATGGGGCTTTTGCCATAGGAGCACCCGCTGCTTGTTCATTAATTTGCTTGTTCATTCCATATGCAAATCCTTCAGCAACGCGACCGTCAGTACGACGTGAAAGTGCACCTGGACCTGAAACTGGAGCAGGGTTACCTGGCTTACGATATCCGCCTTGTACTGCCATGTTTCCTCCTACTTAGTAAATTGCTCAAAGATATGAAACGGCGGAGCCGTCTCGTTATTATTAACTGCTGCAATTCTCATTGCATCTAGCATTGTAGTTCCTGCATGTAGTGCTCCAACTGCAAAGTCACCACCAGAACCAATGCCATAAAATCCTGTGCTGTTCATTCCAACTGAGAAATCAGAATCTACCTCAAAGATAGTTCCATTAATTCCTAGTAGAAGACTTAATTCAAACTTGTTATCGTCATCATCTGACGTTTTATTAAAGTCTACACCTGCTTCAGTAAGTGCCGCCTTAAGCGATGGCACTACTTTGTTAATTGCAAACTCATATAAGTTTGCTTTAGCCTTTACTGTAACTAGTGGAGGCGTCCACCCGTGGAGTACCACTTGTAAACTACGATAGTTACCAGCACCAGAAATAATATAGCTTCCACGTTCAACTGCCTTTGTCATGTCGGGATGAGTATAAACTTTACCAGCAGCGTTGATTCGACTGTCTGCTACGATTACACACTTGTCTTCGTGCTGAACACCGATAATCGTAGTCATTGTCCCCTCCTAGATTATATGCGTCGCGTTGAACGAACGCTTGCTGTCGGCTTTCCACCACCAGTAATACCTGATAGTAAGCTCATAATGTCTGGTGGTGCTGCCTCGATTTGAGGTGTAGCGCCTCCTGCTGGAACACCAGCGGGAACAGGGGACGGTTGCTCAACCGCTTCTAGGGCTCCAGCAGGAGGAACTGGTTGCGGCTGTGGCGCAAAGACTTCTTCAATGACGTCCTCTAGTGCCTGTCCCTTTTGGCGTGCCTTAATGACAGCCGCAATCTGTCGCACAACTTCAGAAGCGTCCTGGCCTTGCATTGCCATCTGTGGTATCGCTTGAGAGAGTGCAGTAATGGAACCGAGAAGCGATGCTCGCATACTCTCGATTTCAATCTTTTCTACTTCTTGTGTTACGTTAACTGTAAATGGAAGTTCACGCATTGCCATATCCTTGGAGATGAGCCCACCACCAAGTGCCTGCAACATAAAGATAAGTCCCTGTGCAGGGTTAAGTCCTGCCAACATACCGTAACGGACATCAGCAGAGTAGTCGCCTTTGATGTCTTTTCTAGGGTTGTATGTAATTTCGTATGGTGAACCTGAGTCTACACCACGGATTGTCTTTTCATCTGGGAAAATTATTTCATCAACTTGGAAACAAAGTTGGATTACATCGCGTAGCGCTGATGCAAAGATTGCTTGTGCTGACTTAACCTGTGTATCAAAGGCTCCCATAAGAGCCTGTACACCTTGCCCAGTAACAACTGATGCGCTGATGTTTCCTGTGCGTGATTCAGGGTAACGTGTACCAACACGCAATTCTTGACCAAGCAAGGTCTGCTCAGTAAATGCACCTGCTGGAATATTAAGTTCTACGCGGCGGACACCTGCTGGGTTTGCTGTACGAATAACAGCGTCGCCACCAAGTTGCAACTCTTGTACATCTTGTGGAAGTACGATAGGAGCTTGTACAGATTTCTCTGCAGCTTCCATTGCAAGTAACGCAAAGCGGTTGCGAAGCAACTGGATACCAAGGACGTCGTCAAACTGTCCACGTAGTTCGTCATCAATGGATGGTTTACGCGCTACTACAACCATCATTTTACCCAATGGATTTGTAGCACGTGATAGTACTAAGTTATTCTTTGTAGGGATGTAGATGATTGATTGGTCTTTGTCGTAGTAACGAATCATTTCAACCTGAGTATTTAAGTCTTGCTTGTAGCCAAAGCCACCTAGCAAGGAGTACTCATACTCAGGATATAATGCGACTAACTCAGCCAAAGATGTCATGTAGCGCTTTGCAAAGGCAATGCAGCGTCCGTAGCGGTCGAATTCTGGGTAAGCACCCACAGGGTTTTCTAGGCGGATGCGCGGCAACTTTGCTTCCTCATCCAATTCAATAAAGAATGGGAGGAAACCGTAGGTGATGTACCAGTCTGCACCTTGGTACATGTGTACTGCAAGGTCAGAGTGTGAAAAATAATTAGAGGCAATACGTGTACGCTTGTCAGCAAATGAACGTGCTCTATCTGAAACAGAGTTGGCAGCAGAACAGTTGACTGCAGGTAGTGGTGCCATAACTTCTGACAGGTCGCTTGCGACAACGTCAATAAAGTTTGCAACTACGTTAGCATCTACACCGTCTGGAAAGAAGTCAGGATAGACAGATGCGATATTACCCTTACGGACCGAAAGAACGTCGAGGTTTCGACCGTCGCGTTCAGCGTTGCGGAAGCGGAGGTTCTCGACTCTCGCCGCAACTTGTTCGATTGATAATGCCATTGTTATCCTAACTATAAGTTTCTTGCCATTGCTCAGCGAATGCTTCGTCTAAGTTCAATGACATTCTGCTTTGCTTTTGGTATCTGGTTGCCCAGCGATTATTTTGGAACTGACCAACCTTGCTGCCTTGTTGCATTAATTCGCGGATACGAATGATAGCAAACCATAAAGCCATCACGCAGTCAGTTGGGTTCTTAGTATCTGGCTTCCAGGTAATGAGTTGCTGTACAAGAGACTTGAGTCCCTCTGAGCCCTCGTTGCTTGGTAGTTCGATTAGACCGTTGTCTTGGTAGCGACCATCATGTATAGTACCGAAAAGGCTAGACATAGATGCCACACCGAAAGATGTGTCCCACTTGTTCTTACCAGTAAAGTGTGAGTTTAACTGGCAGCCGTAGGTAGCCAGATAGTTACGCAGGTCAGTGTCCATAGCGTAGTACTTCTGGTGTGCGTTAATTTCTACACGAAACTCTTGAGGGCTGTACTTCTCGACCCACTCACGAATCAGAGCGTTCTCCTTTTGAGGAGTAGGGTCTGCCATGTTGACGCAGTCAAGCACATAGATTGTGCTATCGTCGCGGTTAAGAGTTACGGCTACAAAAGCTGAACGACCAGATACGGCAGGGTCAAAGCCAATTACTGTGTAGGTCGAGCCTGCTCTGGACGGGTGCCCTGGAGTACCAGGTTTAAGCGGTCCACGCTTTCGCATACCGTTAACACATCCTGCAACTGCTGTTGGCGAGAATATGGAATCGGACTGGACGTCTTCTTGTTGGTAGACCATAGCCCAGACAGATGCCGCCACTTCAGAGCGGCGCGTAAAAAGCGAGGGTCCATCCCATTTCGGATAAAGTCCATTTTCGTCAGGCTCATCAATCTCGTTTTCCTGCATCGTGGTCTTAGGCCACAGCGTTCTCCAGTTATCAGGCTTCTCGTCAAACTGAAGTACGGCAGGCATTGCAAAGTAAGTAAAGGGTGATTTGCCACCAGACCACTGTTGAGGGTCCCGTAGCATTTTGTATAGGTCAATTGGTGCAACTCGAGTGCCAACGATAATTAATTTACCATGTCGCCCAAGGCGGGTAATAACTTCCTTTTGAATCCACTCGAGCTGCTTTTCCCACTCGTGGGCGTTTGAACCCATCACAGCATCGTCGATAATAATCAGGTCAGCGCGAGCACCGTAAATCTGTGAGCCCATACCTAGGGCCTGGACCGTTGGGTCTTTTTCGCCAGAGTCGCGTCCTGTACCCAGATAAATCATGTCGGCAGACCATTGTGTTGAGTCTGCCTTGTACCCTCCATTTGGGCCGAAGGCTACTTGGAGTTTGGTGAAGGCTGGGTGGGAAAGTCTTGTTTTGATTGCGCCAAGGAATTTGCGAGCCATACCCTGAGTCTTAGAAACAATAATGACTCGCGCATTGGGGTTGGTAACAATCTTATAAACGACGTAGTTAGTCGTAATGACCGTACTCTTAGCGTGCTCAGGAGGTACGTTAATAAGTACACGGTTGTGTGCTCCTGGCTCGTAGGTCATGGCTGGGTCTAACCAGCGGGGCTCACGGCCCTCAATTAGGTCTACCCAGTCGAGGTGGTGGTCAAAGAGTTTGGTGTCTAGGAACTGCTCAGAGAAGTCGGGGAAGGAAATATCTCCCAGCTCCTTTAGGTCAGTCTTGATGCCTTTACCCTCGAGGCGAGCAGCCTCGGCACGTGCTTTGAACTCAGGGTCAGTTGCTGACCATTGGCGGAATGCCACATCTGAGCGGCCCACGGAGGCCATAGCCTGGGTAATCGTGCTACCCTGACTTAGTTGCTGCAAGGCCTTCTCTTGCGCCTCGCGCTTAGGGATATTCTGAATCCCAGGTTTTCTACCCATCAGTTGTCCCCATCATTTACAGTCATTTAACGCTGGCCGATTAACGGCAGAACTTTCCCATATATATTATATATTATATTATACATAGGAGTCGCGGAGTCTTAAACGGAGCGACTCCGTATATGTATTATTATACATATAAGATAACCTGTTCAAATCGTAAAACCGAACAACTGAAACGGAAATATTTATAAAAGCCCTGGTCAGGGCTATATATAGGGGGGCTATAGTATTATATAACAGAAATTTTTGGGAGGATACTATATCCGACCCTGCCACACACATTAAACAATCTGGGGTCATAATGTCTAAGTCTCTAGTATAGGGTTAGGGTATCTATGAATTGTCGATAAATCTCTTTAGCGTGTTATCTATTTATAGATTTATCTATTAGCCGACTATCTACCCGACACAATAATTTCCCAGCCCCCATTAAGTTTTTTCTCAGGAAACTCTCAGGGTTATTCCTTCCCAGATAACTCTCAGGAAACTCTCAGACTTCTAGGGGTCTAGGGTTATACCTCTCTATTTAGCGTGTATGCGTGTCTGCACTTATGGCGTGTGACCTAAATCACATTAGGTTGAGCGTGGGTTGGGCTTGACTTTGGTTTGGTGAGCGTGTAGTCTTTGTCCTGTAATCGGATAGGGGAATAACCCCAAAGGGTCACAAAGTAAGACACGCCGTCAATTCGTGGGTAGATTGACAAGGTAGAATTATCGTGTATAATTCTCCAAAGATAGGCAGACCTAGCGAAAGTTAGAGCGTCACTTATCAAAGACAATTCAATAGTGTGTAGGTCGGTAGTCTTGATTAGATACCTAGTAACAGCGGGACGCCCGTGGGTATCACGACACGCCCGACCTACACGCTAGAATTGACAAAACAAAAAACAGTATGGTAAGATTAGGCACAACAAAGAGAGAGGATAGATACACATGACTTACAACCCCTATGGGGGTTTGGGTAGTATCGTAGTCACGCCACGCAAGGTTCATGCGTCTGATAGACGCTTGGGCACTATCGGGGCACGACTCACCGACACTAAGCATGGTAAAGCCGTACGCATTAAGCGCACACGCTCACGCCATGCCGTCACGACCAACCGACCAAAGGTTGAGCGCGTACTACCAACCCTAAGCATTGAGGAACAGGAACGCCTAGCCCGCGCCCTAGCACTTAGCGAACGCGAACGCGAGTTCCGCGCCACGCTACCTAGCGTACACATAGACGCGAACGACTAAGATTAGCCACGCCCGATTGTGGGGGTAGGTCTAGGTTCAAGCCCTAGCGTGGCACGACTTGACAAGCCGTCAAGCCTATGGTAAGATACTCTTATCATAACAGAGAGAGGTTAGACATGACACTTTCAACGGGTGACATGTTCGCGGTAATGATAGCCTTGCTATCGGTGAACATGGTACTATTGATAGCCTTCCGTAGAGTCTATGTTTTAGAGCGCAGACTTCGCAGATACGAAGGATACTATGACGCACGATAACCTATTGCTAGACCTTACTCAACGTGAGGTCGAAGTTATCCGCATGGCACTACGCCATCAAGAGGATAACCATAAGCGCAACGACTTCCCTAGCCTAGTGCTAGAGGTTCAGACCTTGCGCTCTAAGATTGCAGACGCAATTATTGACAACGCGAAAGAATTGACAAAGGCTTAACGCCATGCTATACTACGACTATACAACGAGAGGGGGTGAGATACATGGACGAGGTAACGATAGAGGGTAGAGTGTGTACGGATTGCAGTAGCACGATAGATGACGGAGATGAGTTAATCATCAACGAACATGCCTACTGTAAAGAGTGTGCGTTCTTATGCTTTGAGTGTGAGACTATCTACGCTGTTAGTAGTCGAGGTCGTGAGTTTATTGCTGACGAGTGGTACTGCTGGGATTGCGCGACACAATGCGAACGTTGTAATGACGGGGTTCGTAATGATGACACGCACACAGTAGACAACGAGTCATGGTGCGACTATTGCTACGAGAACCACAGTTACTACTGTGAGAATTGTTGCGAGTCATCATCAGAGAGCACGACCTATGTTGGTGATACACCATACTGTGAGGGTTGCTTCTCTGATAACTGCTACTACTGTGATGACTGTGATGAGTCATACCACAATGATTACCCTTGCGATTGTCGTGAGAGCGATACAGTAGAGGGTAAGTGTTGCCGTGCCTATCGTAGTAGTGGTACTATCCACGACTACTCATGCAAGCCAGCACCTATCTTTAAGGGTACTAGCAAGCGCAACATGTATCTCGGCTTCGAGTTAGAGACGGAGATGCCACGCGTAGACTCTGCCTCATTATTCGCCTCTAGTGCTTTGCTAGGTACTGCGTACCTCAAGCATGACGGAAGTATCAGCAACGGGTTCGAGATAGTTACTCACCCACATACGCACCAAGAATACCGCGAGAATAGTGCAACGCTATGGAATACCATAGAGACACTACGCAAGGACTATGACGCTAGGTCGTGGGATACAGATACCTGTGGCTTACACATACACCTAAGTCGTGACGGATTTAGTAGTGGCGCACACTTGCATAGGTTCATAGCCTTTGTGTACCACAACGCACCACACATGATGAAGTTTGCTGGGCGCAAGTCGCGCTTTGCAAGGTTTAATGATGTGTACACCTTTGATGAGTATGACCGCCCAGTATTCTCTATCAAGCACAAGGTTGGCAATCCCAACCAACACAGTACAGAGAGATACTCAGCCGTTAATACACAGAATAAACACACAATAGAATTGCGCTTCTTTAGAGGCACAATGAAAACAAGTGGCGTGTTAAGTGCCCTAGACTTAGCACAAGCCATGGTAGAATACACTAGGGAACTACGACTAGATGATGTCAAACTTGGCGCACTATCTTGGGAGTGGTTTGCTGACTATGTAGTGTCCAACAATGGACTCTACCCCGACCTATACTCTAGGTTGGACAAGATACAATCGGTAGACATTAACAACAAGATAACTGCTAACGCTTAGGGAGATGATACTATGTGCTTACTTGTAGTGTGCGAGCCAAACTCCACACCAAACAAAGCAGACTTACACGCTGGTGCGTGTAGCAATCCACACGGATTTGGCTTTGCTATTCATGCTGGCGATAGGATTATCTCAGAGCGTAGCATGTCTGCTAAAAAATCTATTGCACGCTTCTTGGAATTACGCAAGCAATTCCCTGACGGCTACGCCATGTGGCACGCACGATACGCCACGCATGGTGTTAAGAACGAACACAATTGCCACCCATTTAAGGTTGGTAATGATGAGCGTACTTACCTAGCACACAATGGTGTGCTTGACATAAGTATCGGCAAGTCCGACAAGCGTAGTGATACGCGTGTCTTTGCTGAGGATACGCTACCTAGAATTGGTGGCGTGTCCGCACTTGATGACGATAACGTATGGATAATGGCTGAGACTTGGGCTAAAGGTAGCAAGATTGCTATCATTACATGTGACCCAGCAGCGCAACACCCTATGTATCTACTCAACGAGTCGGCTGGTTCATGGGACAATGAAGGTATCTGGTGGAGTAACCAAAGTCATAAGCGTACTACCTACCTAGAGCCTGTCAAAGCCATAGATTATACCGACAAACTGTGGGACTACACAGTAGATGTAGACTTAGAAGTCTGCCCCTACTGTGAGTCTGCCACAGACTTGACAGACAACCCGTACTACTGTAACATGTGCCAGTCATGCTTTGATTGTTCTATCATGATAGATGACTGCCTATGTTACACACCGAACAAAGATTGGCAAAGCAAACGAAGCCTTGCCGATTTCCTATACGACTACTAGAGAGGTAACCTATGTCCAACAACACAATTCTAAATCTCGCTGAGGAATTACGCATTATCGCAGACGAGATTTCATACAACGCAGTCGACACATCAAGCGACTATCCAAAGCGTGGTACTATCGTGAAAGCACTTGCTTCACAGACACGCTTTAAGCCTAAGTCTATGTGGGTATCACTAGGCAACGGCACATACAAGCACCTTACTGGTAGCAAGGGGTTAGTCACCACACATGACCGACTCGACGGCTACACAGAAGTAGTGTTCGAAGCGTAAACATAACTAAATAATTTATCTCTGCTAAGCCCTGCGCCTTGATGTGCAGGTATGCCTGAGATAAAACTCCTGAGTATGAGTATAAACTGCTCACTTAACTTTATAGATTGGAGATACTATGGCAGAGTTTCTACATGAGGTTGTTGCTCAACGTGAGCGCCAATCATCACCAGTATTCCCTGCACAGTACGCTCCACTCTATCGTGGCGTATACATACCAGCATGTTATAGTAACCTTATCTATAATCTGCCTGAAGTTATACGAAATGTCCAAGATTGGTGGGATACCCCGTCATGGCGACTAGTGCGTGCTATCTTTAGCACCATTGGTTGCGAACATAGGTGGGTATTTGACATTAGTCTAAGCAATACAGTACAATACAAGTATTACTGCATGGATTGTAGGTCAGAACACACACAACAGATAAGAGAGGAAACACTATGAGCGAGCAAGTACCGATAGGGTATGTGACTATCACAGAGACAGACACAGACGGCAAGGTAATCTATGGTACATTTAGTACAGTAGACGAAGCTTTAGAGTTTGGTTCTAAGTTAATTAACTTCGAGTCTTACCCAATCTATGCACCAGCACTACACTAAGGAGACAACATGAGTTATGAACCACCACTTGACGACGACGTAGCATTAGGCTATGATGATGAGGAAGAACTCGACGAAGAGTTCGACGAGATGACAGAGATAGCACTAGAGAGATAGGAGATAGAGTATGCAAGGTCTATGCACAGGTCATGAGAACCCTGACCTATGGTTCAGCGAGTCTATTGACAGCGACATTGACAACTACCACGTCAATGAGAACAGCGCAGAGTACAAGCAACGTATCACTAACGTGCGGACCGCGCTATCTATCTGCAACGCATGCCCAGTCAAAGCAGAATGCTTTGCTGAGGGTATGAAGAAAGAGAACTTAGACAATGGTATTTGGGGAGGCACTCTACCTGGTGAGCGTGTCCTACTTGCGAATGTTTCGTTAACATGGAATAATCGTAGGTCTATGATTAACTTCGCACACAGAGTAAGGGCAACCACTAAATGAAATCATTAACTTTCTTACTACTCGTAGTGATTGCACTGCTAGTAACAGACAATTCAAAACCTGCCACGGACACAACAGACAAAGGCGTGCGCTTAGAATGGAATGTCGTTGATAGCAAGGCATACGCTAGAGACAAACTCAACGAGTGGAAAGATAATCAGGTGTCATGCCTCAATAGATTGTGGGGCAAAGAGAGTGCTTGGAACCCAAGCGCTTTTAATACTATCCGCGTGATGGGGAAGCATGCTGGTGGTATACCACAACTATTGGGGCTTGACCCTGATACACCAGCACCACAACAAATTGACAGAGGACTTGATTACATTTACTATAGATACGGCACACCATGCGAAGCATGGGCTCATTGGAAAAGGAATGGTAACTACTAATGGGAGAAAAGATTATGTGTAACTCGTGTAACAAAGAGGTAACGGGAGAAGTTAAGATTGTGTTAAGCAACAAGAAAGGTTGGGGTGTGACTCATAAAACAGAACAATACTTTCACGCCACACCAATTGACTGCGCTAATGCAGTCGAACCAGTTATTATCCTTACGAATAGAATGAGAGCGTTACAAAATGGCTAAGCATGTAACAGAAATGCGTCCTGATTACAGTCAGGCTATGGACATACGCGGTGAACCTACACTAGTGTGCCCATGCGGTTGTGAGATTTGGAATCTCAAGACTATCTTTGATGACGACGGAGAGATTGGCATGTACTTCCTTGACATGGAGTGCGCTGAGTGTGGTACACTAGCAACAGCACCAACACCAGAGGGAACGGAGATAGAGGATGACTGAGTTTCTACATCATATAGTTAAGAAGCGCGAGCGCGATGAAGAGTATCGAACATTAATGATAGAGCCACCAACTCTAAGAATACCTAGTGCTCTGCTAGATGCAATCAATCGTGACATGGAAAGACAGTACAGGTACAGAGACCCATGGGCTGGAGAGGAAGAAGCAAATGGCTAGCTATGAATACAAGTGTGAAGTTGACTCAAGCACTATCACAATCAGTAGGGGTATGACCGAACAGGAAATCATACCTTACTGCGACAGTTGTAATGAGCCAATGGTAAGGGTGTACAGTGCACCACCTGTCAAGTTCAATGGCAGTGGATTCTATTCAACAGGAGGATAAATGGAAGATAGTGAAGAAACATTTATTTGCTGGCGCTGTGAAGAGAAAACACATTTAGATTACCAATACGTGATGGGATTAAAATATGTATGTGAAGGGTGTTACGATGGTTGATTGTGTAGTATGCGATAGCGGTGGTTGTTCAGCCTGTGATGTACAGTCTGATGAACTACAGTTCGCTAGCATGAAAGAGATTGAAGAGTTCTACAATGTAAACGGGGAAGCATTACATGTTGACCCAGCAGAGCTGGACTTAGAGGGCATGATACAAGAGATGATAGATTCAGAGGTTGATTTTGATAGAGAGTTTGACCCTGATGCAGAGTAAAGAGCGCGAGATGAGTTCATTCCGCGCCCTTTCAATCATATCAGTAGTGTTCCTTACTGCTCTGACTCTATTGGTGTACCTAATTCTTGGTATGATGAGTCTTCTGATGGCTCTGTTTCCGTGGGCTCCATGATGTCGTTATCATAGAATGGTTTGAAGCCACCAAGTTTATTGACCAGTCGCTTGACAGCTCTGTTACCTCTCATGCGTGCTGCGTCATCACTACCTAGTGATAAGTAATTGCTTATCTCTTTGTAGTCCATAGACTCTGCATATCGGAAGAAGAGTATCTTTCTATCCTCTTTACTTAACTTCCAGTATGCGGAGTCTATCTCCATCATCATGACAGATAAGTTTCCACCTTCTGATGGGGCGCTTGGACGCCCTGGTCTACCTAAGTTTAACTTATGAGTAACACCATACTCGTTACGCAACACAGCAGGGAGCAGTGCTTCTACAACATCTGCCTCATAGTAATACAAGTCAGACACATCATAACCAACTGACTTTGCCTTCCACTTCTGACAGTAATCTAATGCATGGTTGCGAAGGCTACGGTAGATAAGGTTCTTTGCATCCTTGTTACCTATCTTCTCCCACTCAGCTACCTTGTTAGGGTGCTTAGCAAACCACTCATATAAACTCTGCTTGATATCTTCAAGTTCAACCATGTCAAACTTGCGATGATACTCAGAGGCTACTGCCGTGATTACATATTCCCACGGCTCAATTTGTTGCCAGTTCATTTGCCTTTGCTTTCTTGTATAGTCGTGTCGCTGACATTAAATCATCTACTGTAATCAAGAATCCCTTAGACAGATTAGGTGGTATGTTGCACGTAATCTCTCTACCAAATTCTTTTACTGCATAACGCAACGCATCTGTTGGGACAATGAGTGTGCTCTCTTCAAGCACGAACGCCCAGTAAGCAGCCTCAGTTACACCTAACCCTGAAGGTGCCCAGTCCTCAATCTTCTTGAAGAAGCACTCAGTCTCGATGTATAGGTTGTTAGTCTTAGCCCACTTGCGGTCGCGCTTAACTTCGACAGTACGTCCACCAGTAAGCAACTCATCTACTAACTGCTCGCCCTTGCGTCCGTATCCAAAGTCTAAATCGAATGAAGATTTGTTAGTCATTGTCCCATTGCTTTCGTAAAACCAGCAACCCAATGATTGCATAGTTAGCCATGTCCTTGAAGGAATCTTCTAAGGATTCGTGCTCAGGGTTTGCACCGCTGTCAATCAGGTTATTGATTCGTGCTAACTTATCATGCATACGTACACGCAAGCCATTGATTGCACCACCTGGTGCTTGTGAAATATTCTTAGGACCATAGTCCTTATGCTTACTCAGCAACAACTCAGACAACTCATTGATTGTGTTGCTAAGGTGCACCTCTAGGTGGAGCTCGCGTGTAATAGCGGTATCGTTAAAGTTACTTTCAACCGTGCGTCGTCCTTCGAGACCGACTCGATTGGTAATCCTAACCCCGTTAGATACTGGATAATCTGCCATATTTCTTCACTCTCCATCTTCGAGTAGCTGTTTAAGTTCATCATCAATTCCCACCATACTAGAGTCAACAATCATATCTTCAATAACTTCAAGCACCGTACTTGGGTCTGTCTCTGCGGAGAACAAAGTCATGTACGTGTCCTGTGTTATCGTTCGTATCTGTTCAGGTTGCTCTGCGTAGCGGTACATACAACGTAACAACGAACCAATCATAAGGCGATAGCCATTAGGCAATACCAATGCTGGGTCGAACTCTTCATCATCTTCAAGTAAATGGTCTGTTGCTTCGAACACATTGTCAAAGTGCTGTCCACATTCTGGACAAGGATTAATCTTATTCTTCATTTGTTAATCCCATCTTTTCTTTAATGAAACCCGCACCGTACTTTGTGTACGCCGAATTAACATCTTCCCCGTCACCGAATCCCACGATAGTGACTGGTAGTTCTCTTGCCAAACTGTTTGCGAACTCTCGTCCTGGTCCGTCTCCGTCTGCGAAAACAAAGATGCGCTCGAAGTCAGCAAGTAATCTTGTGTAATGTTTCTTCCATGAGTTTGCTCCTGGGACTCCGACGCATGGGATTCCAACACATCGTGACATAGTAAGAGTGTCGAGTTCACCTTCGCATACTCCAATCCAATCGCCTGCTCGTTCAATATCTAATACGTTATACATCTTCGTGTCTGCACCTACCATACCCATGTACTTAGGTTCAACGGCAGGGTTGAGTGAGCGAAAGCGTATGTCTACAATGCCTGACTTAGTTACATAAGGTATACTAAGCCTGCCAGTATACTGTTCGTGTCCTGGTTCAGGCTCCGCGACTACGCCTAATCGTGCCAACCGCGCTACTTCCAGAGTTATACCTCTGCTTCGAAGGTAGGCCTCTGCCTGATAGATGTTTTCCTGGTACTTTTTGGACGCTATGCCCAAGAGTTCCTTCTGCGAATTTTGCTGCCCCACGTATGTCACATCCTTCTTGTTGTGCTATGATTTGTAAACTGTTTCCTTGTACACCGCAGGCAAAGCATACGAATAAGTTCTCGTCTAAGTTTGCCGTTCCACTTTGATGTGAGTCACCATGAAACGGACACTTAAGATTGACTTGCCCATGGTCACGACGCATACTAGCACCGTAGTGTTCTAGTACAGCCTTGATGCTGGGCAAATCATTCACCGAATACATCTCCTAATCGTAATACTAAATATGAATCTGCTATTGACTTTCCTCTAGCTTTGATAAGTAATGCTGGGAGGACGGTGTCACGGTCGATACCCCTTGCTTCCGCATAATGCGTTGCTTCAATCTGTGCTTCTTTCGTCCACCCACTAAGGTCAATGGCGTTACCTGCACCTGGTGCTTTACATTCGATGATGCCAATGCTTCCAAGGAAGTCTTTGCGGACAACAACGTCGCCCTCATCTCGTGCACCTGTTCGAGCAAGTCGTTCACTATCGTATCCATTTGCTCGAAACCAATCTCGGATGTCGGTTTCAAAGGTTGCACCTCTAGCCTTGTGGCTTTTCCGTGTCGTCATCTACTTCGTATTCCTTTGGTAGTTCGAACTTCTCAATGACTGTGCGTAATCTATCTTCGTACTCTTTAGTTAGTGCAGCTACTGCATCTTGCCAGCCTTCGACATATGCTTCTTGCTTCATAATTTTTAATGTCTTTTCCATTAGCATTCTTTCTCCTCATTCTTTTGTTTGTCCAGCGAATATATCTAACGTATCCATAGGATACAGATGTTGTGGTGGTACGTACCAAGTTTTTTCATTATACCTAAACTCGTTCTTCTTGCATTGACTTCCGTGTGACCAACCAATTGCTCGGTATGGAGCACCTAACCAATCTGGTCCTACACGTCTTGTCTTATGGCGCATGCCGTCTGACATTAAGATATAGACCAAAGAGTCATCATCACGACTGGTATATCTTAACTTAGGTTGGTCGCTAAATGTATAGCGAACCTCACCAAGTCCAGGGATATCTAATTCTGTTTTCCATTTATTAAAATGTGGTACAAAATCTGTCTTACCAATCATGCGAGCGAATGCTAACTCACTACCAGCAGCAACAGCATGTTGCCATAACTCCCAAAGGTCTCCCTCTGAATAGTTAACATTCTTAGTTGGGTCTCCGAAGTACACCTTTTGTCTTTGATATCCAACCTCTACTGCGATTGCTTCTTCTTGTGGTGTCAGAGAATATGATGTAATCATACGTTCTCTGGTATATCATCAATGAACATGTACTCAGGATTAAAAGCAACCCATGTCATGAGTCCTCCTCCTGCGTCAGCTCTACCGTATCTATTCTTAACAGGTGCAACACCCATAGAAGTACCAACAACGCCGAGGGTGCATATAAGAGCAGGAAGTTGAGCAACC